TATCCCTGACGGTGGAACGGTGGCCATTGAAAACAGCGTGGACGAAACACGGTATTTTGGTTTGCGCGCCGTAGCACTACCAGACGGACGCACCGCGGTCACCGTTGAATTCATGGTGGACACCTACGCCCAGGTCATGGAAAACGTTGAACGATTAGCCCAAAACCCTGCAATCAAATTTGCTATCACCCCGTCAATTGATTTGCATTGGCCTCTGCATTTAGAACGCAAACGGGTGGTGGTTGGCTATGGCGAAATTTTGAAATGGACAGACCCAGTACGCCAAATGATCCGCCAAAAATTGTTGGTGCATACAGGCGAAACAATGCTGTCTGAACATATCCAACGCGCTGTTGCTGTCCGATCACAAGGATCAATTGCGCTGTCATCACAGCGTTCAAGTGGGCCTATCGAATTAGCGCGCCTAGCAGTTTTTGCAGCTGCACTTACCAGCAAACCAAAAACAGGTGGCAAACCCATGATGGTGGTTGCAAATGGCTAACATGAAAACGGCACCAGGTTGGCCTTCACCTTCTGTCGGGTTTCGCACAGCCTGGTGTCACCATCAACAGCCCAATGTGTGTAATGCTTGACGCATGGGTATTTTGAGCCGCAACAAACAGGCAGCAATTTCAACACACGCTGGTGAACCAGCAGTTGCTGGTGGTTTTGCGCCAGGCTATTCATCATCAAATGCTGGCGTGAACATGATCGGCCAGTACTACACCTATCAGGAAGGTGAAGCGCGAAACCGCGCAATTAGCGTTCCAACAATCAACCGCGCCCGCGATCTGATGGCATCAGTCATCGGATCAATGCCGTTGAAAATGTACAACGAAATGTGGAACGGCGATGAAATGGAAAAGGTGTACATCGCACCACGTTCATGGATCCGCCGTCCAGATCCAAATGTATCTTTCCAATTTTTGATGAGTTGGACACTGGACGATTTGTTGTTTTATGGACGGGCGTTTTGGTACATCACCAGCAGAACCGCTGACGGTTACCCTGCATCATTTACACGTTTGCCAGCGGGATCAATTACCACTACCGATATGGCTGGCCCTGTTTGGTTTGCGCCATCATCGCAAGTGTATTTTCAGGGCGGAGAATTAGACCCTGCAAACCTTGTGCAATTCTTATCACCAGCCCAGGGTTTGATTTATTCAGCGCCAGGCGCAATTGATACCGCGTTGAAACTTGAAGCAGCAAGAAACCGAAACGCATCATCATCAATTCCTGCTGGCATATTGCGACAAACAGAAAACAGCGAACCACTAAGCGCCCAGGAACTTTCTGATCTTGCAGCACAATTCAACGCAGCGCGCGCCACCAACCAAACGGCCGCATTGAACCAGTATTTGACATACACAGAAACAAACGCGACACCAGACAAAATGCTGTTGATCGAAGCCAGCCAATATCAAAGTCTTGAATGTTCACGTTTGGCCAATACCCCGCCATACCTTGTGGGCGTTGCTACTGGCGCGTACTCATACCAATCAAGCCAACAGGCCCGCGCGGATCTTTACCTGTTCGGCGTGAAACTATATGCAGATGCCATTGCTGGCGCGCTGTCAATGGATAATGTTTTACCGCGTGGAACGTATGTCGAATTTGATGCTGACGAATACCTAGAGGAAAATTTCATGGCAGACAAAATGGACGATACAGAAACCGTTATTGAGGAAAACACACAAGAGGAGTTAGCAAACCGATGATCAAACTAATTGCAGGCGATTTCACGCTAGATGCAGCGCAAGGCGAACAGCCACGCCGTTCAATTTCTGGAACCGCGGTTCCCTACAACGTGCCCGCCCGCGTAAGCGATGGCACAGAGGTGATTTTCCGCCCAGGATCCCTGCCTGTTGAAGGCAAGGCACCGCGCCTGTTTATGTACCATGATGCCTCAATGCCAGTTGGTGTGGTCACCGAACGCGTGGACACCGAACAGGGCATGATGTTCACAGCCAAAATTAGCGCCACCACATTGGGCAATGACGCGCTGGTAATGGCATCAGACGGCACCATTGACCAGGTCAGCGTTGGCGTAAACCCAACCAAATTTTCTTACGATGAAGCAGGCACCATGATCATCGAAGCAGCCGAATGGCAAGAACTAAGCCTGGTTCCAATTGGCGCGTTTGGAGACATGGCTAACATCTCACAAGTGGCTGCAAGTATCCACCATGAGCCAGAGGAAATCAGCAATACTGAAACACAGGAACCGATTGAAAAGGAAACAGAAATGTCCGAACCAGTAGCACCAGCAGTTGAAGCAACAATCCCAACCGCGCCAATTTTCGCACAAGCCAAAAAAGAATTTGCTTTGCCATCAGCAGGCGAATACATGGCTGCCTACCACATCGGTGGTGACACATTCGCAAACATCAACAAGGCTGTGGCTGAATACACCGCAGCAAAGCGCACACCGCTACAAGCGGCAGCGGGCGATGTGCTTTCCAGCGATACACCTGGCCTCTTGAATGTCAACGTGCTGGGACCGTTGGTGCAGGATCTAAATTTCATTCGTCCTGTGGTAGAAGCATTGGGCGCACGTGCTTACCCAGACAGCGGTGCACAAAAAACTTTCATTCGCCCAACGATCACTACGCACACCAGCGTTGGCACTCAATCAACCGAATTGTCAGCAGTATCGGCAACCACCATGGTTATTGCGTCAAACACCGTGAGCAAAACCACGTTGGCTGGTCAGGTCACATTGTCCGTTCAGGATATTGATTTCACCAACCCTGCAGCAATGCAATTGATTTTGAATGACCTCATGGGCGAATACATGATTGCATCGGACAATTTCGCTGCAGACGCATTGCTCACCGCAGCAAACTCATCGGGCGTTTGGGACGGAACCGTTGCTGACTTGCTCAAGTCTGTTTATGACAGCGCTGTTGACATTTCAAGTGGTCGCAACTTTACGCCAACCCACATGTTTGTTTCACCAGACGTTTGGGGTCAGATGGGCCAATTGGCAGACACTACAGGCCGCCCTGTGTTCCCATTCATCGGTGCAGGCCTCACAGGTCAAAACGCATTGGGTGGCGGAAACGCAACATCATGGAACGGAAACCCATTGGGTCTGCAGTTGGTAGTTGACAGCAACTTTGCTGCAAAAACCATGATCATCACCCGCGTAGGTCAGGGATCAGGCGATGCCTTCGAATTCTACGAAAGTATCCGTGGGTTGCAGAGCCTGGAAGCGCCTGCTGTTTTGGGTCGCACGATGTCATTCCATGGCTACGTTTCAACCTTCGCAGCAATTGGTGGAATGATCCGCAAGATCACCCAGGCCTAGTAGAAAGGCGGCCTAACCGCCATGGCTACTTACACAGTCACCAACAAATATTTGGTTGACAATTACGCAGTCCTGCAATTACTCACCCCCAATGAAATTGCAGTTGGGCAATCCATCACCGTTGCTGGTGTTGATGCAACATTCAACGGAACAGCATCGGTGGTGGCAATACCCCAACATTTGTTCATTGGTGTTGATACGCAGGGTGATCTGTTGTATGACTACCAAATACCAATTCAAAATCAGGTGCTCTACGCCAAAACCGCGGACGATGTTGAACGCGTTGCAGCATCTGGAACTATTGCATACAACCCTGTTTGCACGTGGATCACGGCAACAAACATTGAGGATTGGTTAGGCATTGGAACCGCTACCGCAGCGGACACCACATTTCTAACGCAATGCGCCAGCGCTGCAAACGCTTTCTGTTATCGCAGACGGCAAGAGGCAGGCTATGTTGACAGCCTCACAACCAGCCCGTCAGGTGACGTGACGCTGGGGACAATTCAATACGGTGGCGCGCTATACCGTCAACGCGGATCAATTGATGTGTTTGCATCATTCAGCGAAATGGGCACAGCACCAACCACAGGCCTGTCCCCAATCATCAAACAGTTGCTAGGTATCTCACGCCCGCAGGTGGCCTAATGCCCGTTGCATACACAGATTTGTTCAATGAGGCGCTGGACGATCTGAAAACCAAATTGGAAACCATCACAGGTTTGCAAGTGGTAACAGATCCCCGAAACCTTGTACCGCCATGCGCGTTCATTGGTGCCTGTTCATTCGAAGCATGGAATTACAACATTGTCAAAATCAGTTGGCCAATCCAGATCATTTCAATGGGGCCAGCCAACCTTGACGCAATGCGTAACCTGCTCAACCTCACCGCAGGCGTTCTGGCAGGCGTTGGATCCGTCACCGCGGGCCGTCCAACCACCGTTGACATTGGCGGCGTGATGTTGCCATGCTATGAATTGACCGTGATGCAACAGGCGCAAACAGCATGAAATATGTGATCATTTCCCCACGTCTAGGATCACCAGGTGACGAATTTGATGCAGGTGACGAAAACGTGGATCATTTGTTGGCTGGCGGGTTTATTAGACAATCCACCGACAAAGCACCAAAACCATCTAAAGTGAAAACCAAACCTAAGGAGTAGAAACCACATGGCAACCAGCACCCTGTTGAGCAATCCGAAAGTCCAAATTGGCGCAGCCATTGGAACACTTGTTGACCTCACCGATCAGGCCACCGCAGCAACTCTTACGCGCACAGTCGAAGCGCTAGAGGACACCGCATTTGGTACGGGATCACGCACCTACACGGGCGGATTGGAAAACAACGAATTGACCGTGACCCTGTACATGTCTTATGCAGCAGCAGAAACCTATGCCAGCCTCAAAGATTTGGTGGGCACAAAATGCACCGTTCAAGTAAATCCTGCATACGGATCAGGTGACAGCGCCACGAACCCAGGTTTTGTTTTGACGAACACCTATTTGGAAAGCCTGCCAGTAATCAACGCATCGCTGGGCGAACTCACCACCGTGGATCTAACGTTCACGGGTGGCGTTTACAGCGTTGACGTAACAGCATAAATTTCAATAACACAAACTAGACGGAAGGATTGAAATGAAAATCAAATTGCGTATCACGCTGAACGAAAACACCCCACCGCGTGAGGTAACCACAAATCTGCTGGTGATCAGCGAATGGGAAAAATCAGAAAACCGCAAAGTGTCTGACGGCCGTGGCATCGGCGTGAATGACATGGTCTGCTGGGCGTTTCATTTGTACAAATTGGCAGGCGAAACAATGCCAGCCACATGGTCTGAATGGTTGAAACAAAACCCAAACATGGACATTGAAGCGGTGGATACAACAGACCCAAACCCTACGGACGCGGCACCTACCGCCGCCAACTAGCAGAGGTTTTGGTAGCGGTCGGTTGGTGGCCGCCACATATCGAATTTGACACCCGCGATTTGCAAACAGTCATTACTGTGTTGAATAAGCAAAACAAGGGAAAACGATGAGCGCTACCGCACAAATTGAGGTTTATGGATTGAAGGAAGCGCTGAAAGAATTGCGCCAGGTTGACCCCGATTTACGCAAGACCATCAACAAAGAAGCGAAGGAACTAGCCAAACCTGCCATTGATGATGCAAAGGCCAGTTACCCACCGCGCTTGCTGTCTGGTATGGAACGCGCATGGACACAGCGCGGAAATCAAAAATTTCCGTACAGCCAACAAAAAGCCCAGCGCGGTGTTGGTGTCAAAGTAGATACCAGCAAACGCAATTCCAGCACAATCACTATCATTCAAAAAGACCCTGCTGCATCAATCATTGACATGGCAGGCAAACAGGGCGGATCTAACGCCCAGGGCGCACGTTTCATTTCTGCCCTGACATTGCAATTTGGTTTGCCTTCACGCGTCATGTGGCCCGCCTATGACCGCAATGCGGGCGCTGTGGAACAAAACATGGTTGAATTGGTTGAACGCGTAATGGACGCTGTCAACAGAAACCTGGTGATGTAATGGCAATCAAAATTCCGATCATTTCAGAATTCGACAGCAAAGGCCTAGACAAGGCTGTAAAGGAATTTCAAAGCCTAGAAGGCGCTGGCGCAAAGGCTGGTTACGCCGTCAAAAAGGCCGCCCTGCCTGCCGCTGCCGCCGTTGGCGCATTGGGTTATGCGTTGGCTGGTGCCACAAAGGCTGCAATGGAAGATCAGGCCGCGCAAGTCGAATTGGCGCGCACACTCAACATTTCTGCAAGCGCTACTGATGCACAAATTGCTGCAACGGAAAACATGATCAGCAAAATGTCATTGGCCAGCGGTGTTGCTGACGATGATTTGAGGCCTGCCCTAGCCAGCCTTGTGCGCGGTACAAAAGACATTGGCAAAGCACAAGAAGGCCTAGCCCTGGCAATGGATATTTCTACAGCCACAGGCAAAGATTTGGCAACGGTTTCTGACGCGCTATCAAAGGCCTATGCAGGAAATTTCAAAGGTTTGCGAACACTCTCACCAGAAATGGCAAACCTAATCAAAGAAGGTGCAGACCTGAACACGGTGATGGACGTGCTGGGTGGAACATTTGGTGGCGCGACAGCCGAAGCAGCAGGAACCGCCGAAGGCCAAATGAAACGATTTGGAATAGCAATTGCCGAAGCAAAAGAAAACATTGGCGCGGCGTTGATCCCTGTTGTTGAAAAAGTATTGCCTTTGCTAACCAAATTTGGTGCTTTTGCACAAGAAAACACCACCGCGTTTCTGGTTATTGCTGGGGCCATTGGTGGCATTGCGTTAGCGGTTTTGGCTGTCAATGCCACCTTGAAGGTTTATAACGCCATACAGGTCATTACAAACGCGCTGACAGCCGTTTGGAACGCCCTGCTACTTGCCAACCCAATCACCCTTGTGGTGCTGGCCGTAGTCGCGCTGATAGCAATTTTGACCGCGCTGTATTTCAAATTTGATAGTGTCCGCAAAATCGTTGACACAGTATTTGATGCAATAACCACAGGTGTCAAATTCAGTTTTGACGCAATCAAAACCTATTTCACCGCTGTCCTAAATATCTACAAATCAATTTTCAACGGCATCGCAAAACTATGGAACAACACCATTGGCAAACTGTCATTCGAATTTCCGTCATGGGTGCCAGGGTTAGGCGGTAAAGGTTTCAGCGTTCCCAACATTCCAATGCTGGCGGAAGGTGGAATTGTTACAGGTCCAACGCTTGCCATGATCGGTGAAGCAGGCCCAGAGGCTGTAGTCCCATTATCCAAAATGGGTGGCATGGGTGGCGTGACCGTCAACGTCACAGGTGGATTGGCAACTAGCGCCGAAATCGGGCAAGCCGTAGTGAACGCAATACGCGCCTATAACCGCAGCGCTGGCCCAGCAAACATTCAGGTGGCGTGATGCCAGGCGTTGCTGTAATTGACAGCGGAAATTATGACCTACAAGTAGCCACAGGGTTTTCCGTCAATGCGTTCACTTTGGACGATCCTGTGCGCGGGGTGCTGAACAATACTCAATACGTTTTGGACGGTGAAGGCGAATTTGCCAGCGTCATGGACGGGTGCATAGGCATCAGCGTCAAACGCGGACGGCGTGATATTGGTGACCAATTCAGCGCTGGCACAATGTCATTCACTTTGAACGACACATTGGCGGGCGGGGTGTTCAATCCGTTTGATCAAAATTCGCCCTATTTTGACACCGCGGAAGCAAAGCCAGGTTTAGCCCCAATGCGTGAGGTGCGCCTCATTCGATACGACAACACCAACGTGGCCCAATACCTTTTCAAAGGGTATGTGGTCAATTATGACTACAACTTTTCGTTTACCCTTGACACCGTCACGGTGTATTGCGCTGACCAATTCTATTTGCTAGCCCAAACATACTTAGATCAATTTGACCCATCGGCAGAATTATCAGGCGCGCGAATTGAAACGGTGCTGGATCTGCCAGAGGTTGATTTCCCGTTGGCTGACCGTGACATTGCAACAGGCACCGTTGAACTAGGCCATGACAGCGCCTACACCGTCCCTGCTGGCACAAACGTTTTGCAATACATCAGCCAAATCAACAGCACCGCAGAATTTGGCCGCCTGTTTATGAGCGCGGAAGGAAAATTGACCTTTCAAAATCGCGTGGGAAATACGCTGTCCGCAAGCGTGGCTGATTTCCATGACGATGGCACCAATATCCCATACAACGGCGTAGGCATATCATTCGAAGCGGACGCGGTCATAAACCGCGCTGTGGTCACAGGACTAAACAACAACACAGCAACAGCAGAGGATCTGGCCTCTATTGCCACATATTTCATTCAGACCAACAGCATCACCAACAGCCTGCTACATCAACAAGGCGAAATTGACACCGCTGCCGCCTATCTGCTGAACGGCGAACCAGAGGCCCGCTACACCAGCGTAGAAACCGATTTCCTAATGTTGACCACCGCCCAGCGCGACACCGTGGCCAGCATTGAAATTGGCAACACCATCACCGTTGAAAAAACGTTTGCCAGCGGTACAGGAACCACAGAACTAGCCCAGGAACTAAGCATTGAAGGCATAGAACACACTATTAGCGTCACGTCAGGGCATCACATTTTGCTGTCAACATCACCCACCACAATCGTTTTTGAATTCGTTTTGAACGATGCCATATATGGCCGTTTAGACGCTGGAAATGTCTTAGGATAGGAACCACTATGGGATTGAACGCACAAACCGCAGTACCAGAATTTCAGGCTTTAGAGGTTTTGACCGCTGCCGAAATGACCCAGGTGAACACAGGTATCCCTGTATTTGCTACAACAACAACCCGTGACGCTGCATTTGGCGGTGCAGGTGAAAAAGTGTTGGCGGAAGGCCAATTTGCCTACATTGAAGCAAGCAACGCCACGCAATATTATGACGGTTCAACCTGGCAAACATTGGGTGCAACACCAGGAATGACATTGGTGACAGCGGGAAGCACATCAGCAGCATCAACATTGACGCTAGATAACGTTTTCACATCGTCATATCGCAATTACAAACTTTACATTGACGGTGTTACATCAGCGGACGACATTGACGTACCGCTCAAATTTCGTGCTGGTGGTGCAACTAACAGCAATGCGAATTACACGCGACAATCTATTTCAGGCGCGGCATCAGGTGTGACGCGTTCAATTACAACTGGCGGTACTCAATTTTCCTCAGTACTTGCAAGCGGTACATCGCGCATTGTTTTAGAAGCCGCTTTTTACGCACCACAAGCCGCAGTAAACACAGGGTTTTTGTCGGCGGCTAATTCAATGTCTACAACAAGTTATGTGTATCAGACAGGCGGAACATTTACCGCTGCAACACAATTTGACGGTTTTATTATGACCCCAACTAGCGGAACAATTACGGTTACATACCGCCTTTACGGATTGGCAGACTAATGATTATCCACATCAACGGCATAGATCGCGAAGCAACAGAAGCAGAAATTGCAGAAATTGAAGCAACGCGCGCCAAAGCACAAGCGGAAGCAAACGCAAACAAACAGGCCGAAATAGACAAACAATTGTTGAAAAAAGCAACTTTGGAAAAATTAGGCCTAACCGCTGATGAAGCAGCAGCGCTACTTTCATAGTGAAATGGCGGGCATTTCTGGGGTACGCGTTACTAATCGCGGTAGTGATGTGGGGTTGTAGTGGTTGCACCGTTTCAAAAACTAATATCGAATATAAATGTTTCACAAAGGCCGCCTGTGACTAAAACACCAGAACAACACCACGCCTCATTGATTGTTTTTGTTGGCCGATTGATGGCTTTGTGTTTCACGTTTACGGTGATGGCGTTTATCTATGGAATTTTGTTTGTGGATCAGCCAACAGAACAAGCACCAACAGACGCACAACTAATTGACCTACTAAGCACCTTGCTGGTATTCCTCACAGGCACATTGTCTGGCCTTGTGGCATCGAATGGCCTGAAATCTAAACCAGGTTCTAGTGCAACCACCGATTAGAAAACTGGTATTGCCAGCCGATCTAGTGCATTGCAAACCAGGTGAATTGCCAGTGAACCTATTGCGCGAAATCAAACCATTTGGAAAATTGCATCATTCAGCAGCCGCTAGTTGGGTGGCTATGCGTCAGGCCGCGTTTGCGTCAGGCATCAAACAATTCAAACCAACAAGCGCGGGCGATACCTACCGATCATTAGCCCAACAAAAAGCAGGGTTTATTCAGCGCTATCAACTGGAACCAATCGCAGGCGCATCAACTAGAACGTGGGAAGGCCGCAAATACTATTTGAAGCCAGGCAACGCGCCATTGGCTGCACCTGGATCATCACGGCACAACCTGGGATTGGCAGTCGATATTGCTGGAACCGCTGACCCGATCCTGTGGAAATGGTTGTGCGAAAACGCGCCAAAATACGGCTGGTCATTAGAGGTGATGCCTGCCGAACCGTGGCATTGGTTCTATTTTGTGGGCGATAAGACCCCACCAGCGCTAATGCTTGACCCAGCGACACCCGCACCGTAGGGTGTTCTTATCCCTGACAGAAGGATAAGCAGTTATGGCTGACGCAAAAACATATTTTTATGAGGTTTACACCACCAGTTTGGAAACCAACCAAATGGTGCTTGTGCAAATTTTCCGTGACCCAGATACCCAACAGGTGCTGCATGCCCAACTGTCATTCAAAAACGCCGTTGGGGACACCTGGGGCGTTCCATACCAATTGGAGAAAAAATGACGTTTACAGCAACCAAAATTGTGGCAGGCGCTATTTCAGCCCTAGTGGCTTTTACGCTTGCCATACAGCCTCTAGTGAGCCAATCAGAGCCACCTAGCACCACCATCGCGCTAGCGCCCTACCTCATTGAGCCAACCACGACCACGTCCACGGCAACCACGGTTTTCTACATCAACCCGTCAGCCACAAATTGCCAGCAATTTAGCGCGCTAGCCGTCAATCTGGGTTGGCCTGTTGAAGAGCGCAACAAACTGGAATATGTCATGCAGCGCGAAAGTCGATGCACCCCAAACGCGCACAACAAAAAAGACACCGTGGGACAATCCTATGGCCTCATGCAGATCAACTCATTTTGGTGCAAAGGCCCAAACAGTTACCTACAAAAAGCAGGCCTGATCACATCATGTGAAAACCTGTTACACGCCCAAACTAATCTCAAAGCAGGTTTGATTATTTGGACACGGTCAGGTTGGTCACCCTGGCGCACAGCCAAATGATCGAACCACCATTCACCGAAAATTCCATGACAGAGGAAACACGAAAAATGATTACAAACAAAATTGATTTGCAAGTAACGCCACAAACACACGCAATGATGAAACTCATTGATGATATTTGCAGGCCAGCACACGTTACAAAACCAAAACGCGATGATTACCTGATCCGCACATTGAAAGTAATGAAAACGGATTTTGATTTGTCAGGCAACGAAATCTATGCAGAAACATGTTTGCGTTGCATAGAGGAACTAGGCGGCGAACTGTAAACCAATGGCCCGCTATTACACATCAGGTGAGCGTTCCAAATACAATTCCCACACAGCAAACAACATTCGAAGCGATGCGAAACGCAGAGAACAACTAGAAAACAGACAGAAGGAAACACCAATGGCATTTGACCTATCCAATTACGAAACCGTAGAAACACGGTTGAACCGATTTTGGGAAACATACCCAGACGGGCGCGTTGAAACCACACTCATGAACTATGACGGTGACACCTGCATTGTTCGCAGCGTGATTTGGAAACACCGTGATGATGCACACCCAACAGCCACAGGATACGCCCATGAAATCCACACAGACCGCGGCGTAAACGCCACATCATTTGTGGAAAATTGTGAAACCAGCAGTTTGGGCCGATGCCTAGCCAATATGGGATTTGCCACACAAGGCAAACGGCCTTCCCGTGAGGAAATGCAAAAGGTAGAACGCCAGGGTGGTCAGGTGGCCTCTAGCGCGCAGGTGCACATTCCCTCTGGTGCATTTGCTACACCTAAGCAATTGGGCTACATCAAGAAATTGGCAAAGGACGCAAACATGGACGATTTGAATTTGTTGGAATTTATACAGCGCACCGTGAACCGTGATGATGCTGTGTTGGAACTATTGAAAAGCCATGAGGCCAGCGCCGTGATCGAAGCATTGAAATGAGCGCATTTGACGAAAAACAAAACGGTGCAACACCTGTTGAAATAGTTGACTATTTGCGCGGTGTAATTGACACATTGCGCGCCGAAAAAGCGTTGCTAGAAAAGCGCTGTGAAACGTTAGAGGCCAGCAGGGAAACATGGCAAAAACTGGCGGCAGCGTGGGAATGGTTGGCAGATAACAAAAGAATTGTGCCCGCTGATGGAATTGTGCCAAATAATGACTGAAAGCGAATTCAAAGACCTGGTCATTGGTGTAGCCAAACGTTATGGCTGGCTCATTCACCATGACCTGCCAGCAATGAACAAGCGCGGCGCATGGGCCACACACATTCAAGGTGATGCTGGTTTTCCTGATCTGCTACTCATTCACCCTACGGGCGCAAAAATTTTGGCTATCGAATTGAAAAGCGAAAAAGGCAAAACCAGCCCATTGCAAAAACGTTGGCTGATGGCATTTGAACAGGCTGGGGTGTATTCCGCTGTGTGGAAACCATCAGACATGGAATATGTGCTGTACATGTTGAGCAACCCGCATCAATGACCATGACATTTGATTATCCTGCCGCGTTTAGTGAAGGCGCATATTGGGCCAGCATGATTGCAGACCGCCTGAAATTGCGCGGGGTGCAATGCTGGACACCAGAGCCACCAAAAGACCGCACACAGGAATGGATCACACGCCACGAAAAGGATATTTGCCTACCGTGGACAGATAAGCCGTTAGAGGTCAAAGCGCGCACCCACATTTGTGATGATCAGGGCCAATTGATCTATGACCCGCTGTTTGTGGACACCAAATATGGTTATGACATGAAAACGGTGAAACCTTTGGCCTATGTGATGGTTTGCAAAAAGACCGCAAACATCTGGTGCCTGTCCCCGCGCGCGACATTCGACAAATGGGACGTTGAGGGAACATTTGACACCAAACGCAAAATTGACATCACGGTTTACACCGCCGCTGCCGATTTGTTTGTACCGTACACCGATCTAGTAGATTTCCTGATTTCTAAGCAACAATAGGCAAGCATCATGGCTGTTCCCCGTTTGCATGGGGTGGGGCGTAAACAGGGGAACCTGGGTAGATGATCGCGCCCTGAAACATGCAACACGAAATGGTTTAGGCAAAGCGATCAGGCAAGGCGTAAACAATCGTCATT